ACAGTTAAATTAAAAGATGGTTGAAAGAAAGGTAATATCTGTTCAATAATTTGTAGAGAATCTTCATTGTATTGTGTCATTGCATATAACTTAAAACTTAAATTATATGGAACTGGCATAAAAACTTTTCTTGCACTTTTTGATCCATCTCTTGTAAATGCTTTAAAAGTTTGCATTGTTGAAACTTTTCTTGCTGGATCGTAAGATATACCATCCATCTCAAATGCTAAACGAGGTAAAGTTATTGCAACTCTCTTTCTTAAATCTGGTTTTTGCTCTAATCTTGCTAAAAACTTTTCTGTTGGGCCATAAGCAATTGGAACTCTTACAGTTGAAAATGCTCCACCTGAAGATGTCTGGTGTTTTATATCAATTGTATTGAAAAGAGTACCAAAGGCTATAATAGTCCTTCTGATTATTTCATGGTAATAATAGGTTCCTAACATATCTTAAACAGGACTTATCCAAACTATTTAGAAATCACCGAATGGGTTGTCTTCAGTAAAGTCTATAATTGAGTCTGCTTCGGACTCAACAACTATATTTTCGTTGTAATTATCGTATTCATCTTGGTCTGAAACACTTCTTACAATATACTCAGAATTTGATCCCAAATATGCTGTTCCAATACCTACAACTGATTCACCAGGTGCAAATCCACTTCCAGCAACATTTGTAACTTTGAGTATTCTATCATCTCTATCCCAATCAGCAACAATTGCTGTCGTTCCAGTAGAGACACCTCTAACCATTTCCTTAAACATATAATTTCCAGTTGATACTCCAGCTTTTGCTGGTGGATCTATTGTTATCGTTGGAGTTGCAGTATATCCAATACCAGCAAAAGAGTACCTAATTGAGGCAACTTCACCCAGAGTGTTAACAATCGCAATTGCTTGTGCAGTTGATCCAATACCGATATTAGTGTCTAATCCAACAGGATTAATCTTGACATTTGGAACAACTCCATAACTTGCACCAGATTGGTTGATAGTTGGTGTTGCGAGTGTTCCGTTTGCTATAACTGCAGTCGCAGCAGCACCAGTTCCAAATGCATTTTGACTTCTAATTGTGACAGTTGGTGTAACTGTATAACCAAAACCAGGATTTGTTAGTTCAATACGATCTATCGACTGACCAGTTTGACCACCTCGACTGGTCATAATTGCAACAGCAGTTGCATTAATACCCGCACTTGGTGCTGATGATATACCAACTATTGGTGGTAGTGAATATCCAGTTCCATCATTAATTAAATCGATAAACGCAACTCCCTTACCAATATTGGTATTACCTGCATTTTTAGATAATTGCACTGTTGCAGACGCAGTAGATGCAGCAATACTTACCATAGTTAACCTTGTAGTAAATCCAAATTCAACAGCTGCCTTATCTACTTCTTCAATTCCAACATCAATGTTTTCGTCAAGAGCATAATCCATTACCTCACAACTTAAAGTATAAACGTAAAGATTATTTAATTGATAAAATGGTTTCTTTCCCTCAACATACTTAATTTCAAACATTGTATTATCAAGGGGAAAATAGATTAAGTCTCCTTCTTCAGGTCTTGTTGCTAATTCTATTTGACTATCTGAATTTAAAAATGGACTAATAAAATCCTCATATCTTTCCTTTGATATAACAAATGTTACTGCATCTGTGGTTTGTACTCCAAATTTTTGTAAAATATCTCCATTACCCTCAAATCCTTGATAATTTAAAAGATATGCTTCCATACGATAAGCATCATCAAAAGTAGAGGCAACAACCTCTTTCATAATTGTCTTTTTGTTTATAATTTTACGAGGGAGATAAACTATATCTTGCCCATAAATTTTTAGTTGCTCATTTATAAGATCTTGAACTAATCTCTGTTCACTTGAAGATCCTTGTAAAAAATACGGAGAAAGTGGCATAACATTATCCTATAAAGTCAAGTGGTGGTAGTTCGTACTCCGTCTTGAGTGTATTTTCTAATTCTTCAAGTTCTCTGATTGCATCTTCATATATTTCTCTACCATTCAATGCAACACCACCAGGCAACATTACACCTTGGAATTTAATTAAATTCATTCCCCACTGTTTCTTGATTAATGCTGTTGCATATTTCTTTAACCAAAAATCATTATATACTTTACTTACATCAGCTGGATCTAAAAGACGATAACCATCGATAATTATGAATGTATCATCAGACATCTGTGCAAAATCAATATCTAGATATAATCTACCTTGTTTCTTATTAAATCTTATCTGAGTATCTGGTGTGATGATTCGACTTAAATCTTCAAGATAAGTCTTTGTCATTGTATAATTTAATAGATCAAGTGCACCATAGTAGTAAAGATCATTTAAAAATATTTGATATTTGATGTTAAATAAACCACTTGATATAGTGCTGTTGTCTATTTTAAGAACTCTCTCTACACCTAATACGTGATCAGGTAATTGTATAAAATTCTGTGCTTCTTCAAATGTAGTAGTTGTTATCCCAACTGTAGAATTAGCAGTAGTTGTAGTAACACCAGTTCTTAATGATTCCTTATTTTCTTTAGTTACCTTATGCTTTAATAGCATTCTTTCAATACCATCAAAATGACGTTCTTGAAAATATTGAATTGCATCATCAATAAGATCATCAATTTGATCGTCATCCACGTTGATTTCCAGCACAGGATAACCTAATTTTCTTAAGCAGTAATCTATTAATCCTTGCCTTGTGGATGGCTTACTCATTTTTTAATTCCTCTTTTAGGACTCTGTAATGCTTCAAATTTTTGCTGCAAATCCATGTAGTCTTTAGTCAT